CAGATTCGGAAGCTGCATCTCTTCAAGATCGACGCCAAGCTCTTCTCCAAGCGCTGGATGGAGAAGGTGGGAGGCCGCAAGCCGCGGACCCCCGCTCCCGAGGCGGAAGCCGACGACGGCGATTGAGACGACCGGGCGGGGCTGTAGTGGCCCCGCCTACCTACACGGGGACCGGGCATGACCAGCAAGGTAGAAATCTGCAACGTGGCGCTGACCACCTATCTCGGTGAGGGCACGATCAACTCGCTGACCGAGGGGTCGCCTGCTGCTGTCCAGTGCAACCTGCACTACGACCGCTGCCTGCGCGGCCTGTTGGAGTGGCACTGGTGGGAGTTCGCCAAGGAGCGGCAGGTGCTGGCCGAGGTGACGAACGACCGGGACACGATATGGGGCTACAAGTACCAGCGCCCCGCCGATGCCCTGGCCATCCGCTGGGTGAACACCGCGGAGGATGCGCGCGCAGCCATCGCGCTTGGCAAGTCCCCTGACACGCCGCGCGAGATCACGCAGACGGCGATCTATTCCGATGTCCAGACGGCGGTGTGCGAATACACGGCGCTGAAGGAAGACCCCGCCCTCTTCACCCAGAGTTTCCGCGATGCGCTGTCCGCACGGATTGCAGCGGCGATCGCCATGCCCATCACGCAGAACGGGCGGCTGGCAAGCGAGGCCATGCGGGCTTCGCAATACCTCGCCGAGGTTGCCGCCATGAACGACGACAGCGAGAGCGAGGCGACGGCATACGCTGAGACCGCTTCGTGGCTCCAGGCCCGCGGGATTACCTGATGCCGACGCAAAGGCTACAGCCTGCCTTCTCAGCCGGTGTCCTCGGGCCCGGCTTGCACGGGCGTGGTGACCTGGAAAAATACGACATCGGTCTGAAGTCCGGGCGCAACGTATTCATCCACTCGCATGGCGGCGTGTCGAACAGAGCCGGGACCGAGTTCATCGCCGAGGTCATGGACAGCGCAAAGACGCACCGCCTCATTCCGTTCGAGCGCAGCGCCACCGAGAGTTTCGTCTTGCTGATGGGCGATCGGCAGATGAAGGTCATCGAGAATGGCGAGTTCGTCCAGTCGGGTGGCGCCGACTACCTTGCGCTGACCCCGTTTGCGCACACCAACCTGATGGCGTTGGACTACAGCCAGTCCGTGGACGTGATGTTCTTCGCGCACAGATCGTATTTCCCGCAGAAGATGACGCGGAGTCCAGGCCCTCCATTACGACCCACCGAGGCCATTTACACGTTTGCCGATGTGGCGGTGGACCCGGCCATCGGCGCGCCTACGGGTCTGGCGGTGAGTTCCTACTCATCCACGGCCACAGGCGACGATC